CCCCTGCAAACTAAATTCCAATTCTTCAGGCTTCACACCCGGTTGATTTTTTAAGTAGCTAGTCCATTGTTCTGGTGTAGCTTTTTGTACTTTACTTCCTGCAATAGTATCTTCCAATGTAGAATAGAATTTACCCCCAACAGCACCCAATGCTCCTTTAGGAGCTAAAGGAATAGATGACAATCCAGCTAATCCAGCAGTATCCATAGCTCTTTCTATAACAGGTTGCGACGTATGCCCACTATCATCAATAATAGGTTCGCGTCCTGAATAAACATCAGCAGGTAAAGCTAATCCACTTCTAATCATTCTTTCAGGCCAAGTTTGAAACCGTTCATTACCACCAATACCAAATAACTTACCCACAATTGGATTAATGCCAGAATAATCAGGGGTAGCATTTGTGGGCATAGGATTGCCCATAGCGTCAAATTGAGGTTGATCAACTGGTAATGCGTAGTCAGGCATTCTTTTCTACTCGATAAAACTGCTGCCCATGTTGGACATAATGATTGCCATCAGGGGCCTTTCGCGCTCCGGGTATAGGTGCTCCCTCTTCCTCATTTCCCACTTCCTCACCCTCTACAGGCTCAATAGGTGTGCCTCCATTACCAATGCCAGGACCAATCTCACCATTAGCAAGCATGCCCTGAATTAACTCCTTAATAACAGGCTGCACTTGTTCAATACTAATTCCAGGTCCAGCATTACCCAATGCAGTTACTCGTTTAGTTTCAGAATCATAATCTTCTCTTGCATTACCAGCTTTTCTATCCCTAAACTTCAATTCAAGTTCATGCTCTTTAAGCTCCATTTCTCTATCTTTATCTTTTAACTGCTGTGCTTGCTGTGCAATCAAAGCACCCTGTTGTTCAATCTTATCTGCTGCTTGATGCATCGCATTTTCAATTTGTGGATCAGGCCCATCATTAGCAATGTTAGGCGGTAAGAATTTCTTCCAACGTTTAGACAACTCTTGAGCCTTCGGGAAGTCTGCCATTTCAAAATAAATATCTCCAGCCCGTTCCATAAATTCTTTAGAACTAGCTGCAATCTGCGTCATAGCCCCAAAACCTTCCATGCGACGAGTTGCAAAAGAAGGCCCTGTGTCAGATTGAATATCATAAGTTCCAATATTAGGATTAAAGATTAATTCTTTAATCTTCTCTTCATTATCAGTTTCATTTGTGGGTATCTGTTGTACAGCTTGTGGCGCATTTGGGTCAATAGTCATATTAATAATAGTGCCATCACTAGCAGTAATGCGCTGTACTCTTTTAGTATCATAAATCTTTGGAATAAGATCAATAATTTGTTTACCTGTAAAACGAATAGCCATCGCTTGATTATCTATAAAATGATAAGTAGCGCGATCACCTTGGCGCTGGCGTGCATTAATAGCTACGCCAGATTTTGCATTTTCATTTTCACCTGTTTGTGATTGATATTGACCACTAGCCATCATCATTTCATTAATAGAAATCTGCATACGTTGAACATATGCGGGAGAGGCTTGTGGAGGCACAGGACGAGTAGGAGCGGGAATTGGATTTCCATCTTCATCAATATGATTATAGGGAAGATATGAAAAATTTACAGAATTAGCTTTTTCATAATATTCTTCAAAACCTTCAATAGCTGCTGAAGGAGCTACCCAAGGTGCTTTAGTCTGCAATGCTCCATATTCAACATCGGCTGATGCATTCCAATTATACATGCGTTGAGGATCAATTAATTGACGTGTGTGTCCTTTACGATCAAGAACACCATCAATAATAGTTTCTGTACCAACAAGACGTACAATCGGAATATATTTGCCCAACCATGGGCCACGATCAATAATGCGATCACCGGCAATTTTAAACCACTGCACATCATCAATTAAAACTTTGCGTTCTTGATATTGATAAAGCTCTTTATTCTGTTTATTTTTCTTAATCTCTGCATATTGCAATTTCTCTAATTCATCTAAATCATCAAGTTTTTTTAAAACCTGTTCTCCATTTCCATTAACCCAACTTACGAGTTTTGTTTTACTTTGAGTTTTGCGGTAATATTCGCAAACTCGTACATTATTTAAAGTAATCCATCCATCAGGACTATTACCACCTAAAACACTACTACCCACAACATTAGCATATTCGGGATATTTAGCTTTAAATAAGTCCTTAGGTTCATCATCAAAAATAAAGCCAAACCATGCATCAGAACCATCAACCTCATTTATATTAGGGTCTACATAAACTGATCTAGGGTCTTTAATTCTGCGAACATAAATTTCTTGATCAAAACTATCATCAGCAATATAATCAGTTTGAATACGCCAATATCCAATACCACCTTCAACTTGAAATGTTAAGGCACTATCATAAATACTTTCTGCATTAGAGATATATTCAATGTGATAAACAATTTCTTGAAATAATTGAGCAGCGTCATAAGAAGCAGCATCGCCTACAGGACGAATACGAACACCTGGCTTATTCTGCTTAGCATCATTAATCACCATTAAATTATGTTGATTAACTTTATTTACAGTAAGGCAAGGTCTTCCCAAATCAGTACGTTGACTATATAACAATTCATCCCATTGATATTTATTGTGGGCATCACCATTAGCGAATTTATAATCATATTCAAAATTAATGCGCGCTTGCGCTTCCCAAGCAACGCAAATTTTAAATCGCGCCTTAGCTTCTATAACTATTTGCTGATCTTCTTCAGTCTCAGTAGGTGGAGATTTATTAGTCTCCGTAACTGACCATTGAGAAGACCAATTTTCATTAGGCATTATAATTTAGCCTTTAAAATCTGTAAAAACTAAAGCGCAATTTCTAAAATAAGAAGCTAAATCACTATTATTAATAGGCTTCTTTAATAAGGCAGATTTTTGTTTTCCATTTGTATAGTTTACATATAAATGAATTTCGTTTTTATCTGATGTAGCTTCTAACGATTCAATAATATTCTTCATCCACCCATCCAACTATTACCTTGTCTAAATGACGGTCTAATCTGGCCTACGCCAACTACCTTAGGCTCTTTCTTTTTACTCGCAGTCTCAGACTTAAGTGATAAAGCAAATGTTTGAAATGCATCAGCACCATCACTATATTCATTATGCAAAGGGTCTTTACTAAATTGACCACTTTCCTCGTCAACCTCAAATTGATAGCGACACAAACATTGCCAGCCTTCTGACGTATTCTCAAGATCAAAGTTGCACAAGTCAAAGATAATCTTACCAGCGCGAATACCATATGCCTTTTTAGCAACGCGAGGAACAATTTTCACTTTCCCTGGATAAGCATCACGAACAATTTTTGCAGTAGAACGCGAAGCTAACGTTTCATTATCACCATCGTGTGGTAAATAATGAAATCCATAATTATAACCTTTATCTTGTAATTCCTTAATATAAAACGGTATTTTCTTTAAACGATCTTGAAGAAAATCAATTAAGTTATATTCAACACCTACCTGTTGTACAAACCAAATAGAAGTGTGATCCCCATGACCTAAGTCCCAAAAAGTATGTACAACACGAGAAGCGTCATAAGGTACCTTACCGCGCCTACCTTCTAATAGAACCTTTTTAACCTCTTCGGCATAAATAGCCCCATCAAGAACTTGCTTTGTATTTCCTTCCCACACATGTAACCAATCATCTTCATTAGCAGTTTTAGCAAGCTCCATTAATTGACGCTGATCAGGAGGAAAAAATTTATTATCCGACCAATTTATTTTAACAACAAAGGCATATCTTTGTCTGCGAATGTGCAAATATCTTTCTTGTTCTAATCCGCTTAAATTTATCATAGATAAATTATCAGATGAAGGAGTTAATCCTAAGTCATCTAGTTTTTCTTTTATTTGATAATAAAATCTCCTATCATCAGTATCTACATTAGGTAAAAAATCTGGAGCATAAACATCTTTCTTTACAACATAACGGTTGTGGACTTCATCTGAATCTAACTCCGGATTATACGTAATCCAAACTTCCGGTCCTAATCCAAAAGGTCCCCCTCTACCATTAGGGTCATCCTCATGACGACCACGAATAGTAGGCTCTAATTTATCTAATGAAGTTTTAGAAACATTGCGAGCTTCTTCAATCCATGCAATATCAATGCGTGACATAGATTTAATTTTATCAATATTATGTCTAAGTCCAGAAAAAATGAATTCTGAGCCTGCCCTCAATCCATTAATAGTAGTGTTTTGAAATTCAAATTCTGAATCTAGTTCTATATCATAAATTCTATTTTTTAAATTTTCATAAGTGGATTCTTTAATTGAATTTTGTAATTCACGCAAACATAAAATACGTAA